GTAAGGACATGTGTTAAATCTTGCGTATCCATCAAACCACACGTTGCTTGGGTTATATGTAGAAAGTCATCAAGACTTTCTTCGTCACTCTTATAAGGTAATAATATACTATTTTCACTTATATAATTTAAAATACTGTTTTGTGAATCAAAAATCCTCTGATTTTCATTAGGATAATCTAATGCAATAATCTCATTGAATTTCTTAAAATCAATATTTTTATTTGCAAACCTAGGAACATCGAAAGTTCCTTGTTCAGCAAAATATTCTAAATGTGCTCTTCTATTAGCATGTACAGCTTCTTTCAACACCAACTCCGAATGATAAAGATCTACATTGGAAACAATACACTCACCTAAAAAATCGGCTATTTCTCCCCCTCTGTTTGAATTACCACTTAGGATACTTGATTTATTTTTACTGCCATAAGCACAAATCCATGCGCTAGTATCTACGTAAATACCTTCAGGCAATTCGTCAAAATCTGTATATCCCTTGGCATTTCTTTGCAGAGTCAAGATGGATGCCTGATTCATTATAATTCACCTCGCATCCGCTTTAATGCATTCATTCTATATTCTGTTAAATCGGGAATTTCTTGATTATCATTTAACATTTTTTCAAATGCACTTCTTCTCTCTTCCTTAGGCAAAGAATATATTCCTTTAGGCACATAGCCGGGTGTGAATTGAGGAAGTACCATTTTTTTCATTATATCATCCCTCTAATAAATATGTTTTGTTTTTATAGTTATTTTCAAATTCATCTTTGAAATCGTTTATTGTTAGCTCTAATGACTTTTCATTTACCGTATTCAGAATTAATTGATAATAATACAGATCTTTATTATCAATCATAGGCTCTATCTTATATTCACCTATGAATTTATTATTTTTTAATAATAATCTGTAACCGACTCCGAATACATCTGTAGGTAGATTCGTAAACTTGCTACTAAATAACGTTAAACTCTCGTCATGAGAGTCTATGGTTTGACTATTTCCTTCAAAATTTATTGCACACTTTAACACTTCTTCTACAAATAATGAATCCAAAATCAACTTCGATGTGCTAAATAATTTATTAAAATCCACTTCATTGTTTTCTATTGTACTAATATATGCTATTTGATTAGGTACTATTACTACATTACATTTATTATTTCCTTCGGCAACAATAAGTACTACTGATCCATCCGTAGCTCTTAATTTTGCATTTACAGGCATATTGGACTCATTCAGTACTTTTACAAGTGCGTCTATCTTTTTGTCATTAATATCGCCAATACTGCATGGCATAGCCAATCGCACCGTATTCCATATTATATTATTATTCATAGCTTTTCCCCCATTAATCCTTGGTATACCTATAATATAACACATTTAGGAAATATTGCAATTAACTTCGTATGTTTTTTTGTATAGTCTTATTTTATCAAATTATGTAACGCACTATCTTATATGGATTTTAACAAAAGAAAACAATATCGACCTAAAATCGATAGGCGCTTTCAAAAAGGAGAATAAGTATGAATCAATCAGCTGCCAAGCTGTTCACCTGGCAGCCGCAGGGGTATTATTTCTTTGTGTACTCAATTACTACATTAGCAGCACATCCCGCGTAATCACCATTATTATTTAAGAAATGGTAATCTAAGGTACAAGCTGCAGCATTGTAACACATATTTACAGCAGCGAACAATCCATTTGTTCGAGCGTATGACATTGGAAAAACTAAATTAGCTACTTTATTCTTGTCAATCATGTTACCGTACAAATTAATCAGCTGATCGATCTTAAGCTCAGGAACGCTTGCAAAAACAATTGAATTACCACTTTCGTTAGCAAGTGTCCCGGAAATCACCTTCCGGTAAATCGGCTTACCGTCAATCCATTTACCACATACGGTCTCTTCTGTAGAATATACGTTTTCTGAACCACCGTTACCACAGCAACCCTCACCACAACTCACCATCTGTAAACAATATCTATTTTCCATAATTATTTTCCTCCTCTGTTTTTTCAATTTTCCTAGTTTAAATAATATCA